GAACAACCAAATCTGTAAAGAGACTCGGATGCTCTCTCCTCAAGAACCTTATCGAAAGTCAAAAATTGATAGTTCAAGATTTCGAAACAATCTCAGAACTATCGACTTTTATATCCAAGGGGTCTAGTTATGAGGCTGAAGAAGGCTCTCATGACGACATGGTTATGACTCTTGTCTTATTCGCATGGATGACCAATCAACAGTTCTTCTCTGAACTCACAAACGTTGATATCAAAGCCAAACTATACCAAGAACAGATGAAGCAGATTGAAGAAGAACAATTGCCTACATTTTTAGGCGGTCATATCGATATCGACAATAATGAGGGTTCTTTTGTTGAAGATGGCGCGCTTTGGAAACCATATTAGGTCAAAAAACCCAATTTACTAAATATTCCGTAGATTTCTCAATCTCCAATCATAGGAGCAAAAAACATGGCTTTTCTAGTATCACCAGGTGTGAATGTATCTGAAATTGATGCAACTACGGTTGTCCCAGCAGTTTCAACATCCACTGGCGCCATTGCGGGCGCATTCCAGTGGGGTCCAGTTGACTCACTTCGTCAAGTTTCATCTGAAGATGAACTTGCAGCAGTGTTTGGCAAACCAGATGCCAACACATTCCTACCATTCTTCACTGCAGCGAACTTTCTTTCATATAGCAACAGCCTATATGTCGGTCGCGCAAGTGCTGCAACTCAGAACTCTGCAGTTGCTCTAAATGTCAATCCTGCAACCTGCGCATCAAACGTCAAGGTCAAGAACGAAGATGATTACTTCCAACTTTTCCACAGCGCTGCTAACTCTGATATTGCATTTGCCGCTCGCTATCCTGGAGCTCGCGGTAACTCATTGAAGGTTGCTCTGATTGCTAATTCGAACGCTTCTGTGTTTGCAAACGCAACGTTGACTCCATACGGATCATTCTTCGACGCTGCTCCTGGAACATCTACTTGGGTTGCTGCAAATCATAAGTCAAACGCAAATGATGAAATGCATATTGCAGTTATCGATGAAGATGGATTGTTCACAGGCATTCCAAACTCTGTCGTTGAGCGTTTCCCAAATGTCTCAAAGGCAACAAACGCAAAAGACGAATCTGGCAATAGCATCTACTATCGCGATGTTCTATATCGTGGTTCACGTTACATCTATGCTCTTGGTCAAAATAACGACACTTGGGGCGTTGCTGCTAACTCAAACCACGAATTCGAAGGTGAGAATCTAACGATCTCTTTCACTCGTGGTACAGATGGCTCTGTTGTAGATGGAAACGTCATCAGCGTTTATGATCAGTTTACTGCATCTGAGAATGTTGATATCTCTCTACTCATGGTTGGTGGTTACGGTGAAACTGTTGCTGAAAAGGCAATCGATATTGCAGGCTCTCGCCGCGATTGTGTTGCATTTATGTCTCCAACATATGCAAACGTCACAAACAACGTTGCACCTGTAACAGCAATCACAAACTATCGCAATTCACTTCCATCATCTTCATATGCTGTGATGGATGGCAACTGGAAGTATCAGTATGATAAGTACAACGATACTTACCGTTGGGTTCCATGTAATGGTGACGTTGCTGGTCTCTGCGCACGTACTGACTCAGATCGTGATCCATGGTTCTCACCAGCTGGATTCAATCGTGGTCAGCTGAAGAACGTAATCAAGTTGGCTTACAATCCAAGTCAAGCAAATCGCGATGCCTTATACAAGGCTGGAGTAAATCCAATCGTATCATTCCCTGGCGAAGGTGTCGTTCTTTATGGCGATAAGACTCTATTGGCAAAACCAAGTGCGTTTGATCGCATCAATGTTCGCCGTTTGTTCATCGTTCTTGAGAAGGCAATTTCTCGCGCTGCAAGATCAAGCCTATTCGAGTTCAATGATGAGTTTACAAGAGCAACATTCGTAAACCTTGTCGAACCATTCCTAAGAACGGTACAAGGTCGTCGTGGTATCTATGACTTCCGAGTTGTTTGCGATGAAACAAACAATACATCAGATGTTATTGATCGCAACGAATTTGTTGGCGATATCTATATCAAGCCAGCAAGAAGCATCAACTATATCCAGTTGAACTTTGTTGCTGTTAGAACTGGTGTTGCCTTCGATGAAATCGTTGGTCGTTTCTAATAAATAGACTAGGATAAAGTCAGGAGAATAAAATGGCTTTTAATGTAAATCAATTTCGTACCTCACTAACAGGTGATGGCGCACGTCCTAATCTGTTTGAAGTACGACTAACTTTCCCGAACTATGCATCTCTTGGTGCATCTGCTTCGGCAAAGTCATCTTTCATGGTGAAAACTGCTGCTCTACCAGGATCAACAATTGGTATGGTTACAGTGCCTTACTTCGGTCGCGAAGTAAAGGTTGCTGGCAATCGCACTTTTGCTGATTGGTCAGTAACAATTATCAATGATGAAGACTTCTTGATTCGCAACGCAATGGAATCATGGATTCGCGGAATCAATGACAACGTCACCAACTTGCGCTCAATTCGCGCAAGAACTTCTCAGTCTTACGGTGTTGATGCTGAAGTTATTCAGTATGCAAAAGATGGTAAGGCATTGAAGAAGTATCGATTTGTTGGAATGTTCCCAACAGATCTTGCTCAAATTGATCTAGATTGGGGCTCAAATGATACGATTGAAGAATACACTGTAAACTTCGCATATCAGTATTGGGAATCAGCTGATCGTGGTGGTGTTTCTTCGTTGAGATCACCAATTGAATCTCTACTTGGCGCTTAATGCCAGTTGAGTGGGGGAGGATATCCTCCCCCTCTTTTATTATGGGGTAAACAATGGCAATAAATCTATTTGGATTTCAAATCGTTCGAACAAAAGCTGATGATGCACCACAGCAACTTCAGCCTCAGATCACTGCACCTGTCTCCGATGATGGTGCGATTTCCGTTACTGCTGGCGGATATTTCGGAACTTATCTAGATCTTGAAGCAAGTTTCAAAAACGAAAACGATCTAGTTACTCGATATCGCGAAATGGCAATGCAGCCAGAACTAGAAGCTGCAGTTGATGAGATTGTCAACGAATCAATTGTCCATGATCTAACAGGCAAAACAGTTACAATTATTCTTGATGATTTAGAACAACCGCAAAAGATCAAAGATATGATTCGTGATGAATTTGATAATGTTCTTCGTATGATGGATTTTTCAAACTCAGGTGCAGATATTTTCCGTAACTGGTATATCGACGGTCGTTTATTTTATCAAGTTTTGATTGATGAGAAACAACCAAAACTTGGTATTCAAGAACTTGTTTATATTGATCCAAGAAAGATCAAAAAAGTTCGAACTGTAATCAAGAAAAAAGATCCCCGTACAAAAATCGAAGTTGTAACTGGTGTTGAAGAATTTTATATTTTCAACGATAAAGCATCGCAACAAGGTCAGCAAATTGTCACATCAGTGAGCGATAATGCAGTCAAGATTGCTCCAGATTCTATTATCAATGTCAATTCAGGTTTACTTGACGCAAAACGTCAAATGGTTTTGTCCTACCTTCACAAGGCAATAAAGCCCCTCAACCAGCTCCGAATGGTTGAGGACGCTGTTGTAATTTACCGATTGTCACGTGCACCAGAGCGTCGTGTGTTCTACATTGACGTTGGTAACATGCCTAAACAAAAGGCAGAACAATACCTTCGTGACATTATGACCAAGTTTAGAAACAAGGTTGTTTACGATAGTTCTACTGGTGAAGTCAAAGACGATCGTAAGTTCATGTCAATGATGGAAGACTTCTGGATTCCTCGTCGTGGTGAAGGCAAGTCAACAGAAATCACAACTCTCCCAGCAGGTCAAAATCTTGGTGAGTTGTCAGATGTTCAATACTTTGAAAAGAAACTGTACAAATCACTCAATGTTCCAGTTTCTCGTTTAGAACCGCAAACAGGATTTACACTTGGTCGTACAGCAGAAATCACCAGAGATGAGTTGAAATTCAATAAATTTGTCGAAAGAGTTCGTTCTAAGTTTACCACTCTTTTTGATGAACTTATGAAACGACAACTAGCACTCAAAGGCATTTGCTCTATCGATGAGTGGGAAGTCCTAAAAGAAAAGATTCATTATGATTTCTTGAAAGATAATAACTTTGCCGAATTGAAAGAAGCTGAACTTATGACGTCAAGACTTCAACTTATGAATCTTGTTGATCCATATGTCGGAACTTATTTCTCTCGCGCATGGGTCAAGAAACATGTTCTCCACTTTGATGAGGAGGGCATCGATCGTATGAATGATGAACTAGATCAAGAAAAGGCTGCAGCTGATTCAATGGGGCTTGATAGTCTCTCTGTTTCTGCGCAAAATGCAGCCGCACAAAATGCAGCGATGATGGCGCCACAAGGACAAGTTCCAGCAGCGCCGCAATTATCTAATCTTGATCAATCGTTCAGTTCACAAATTAAATAAATAATGGAGAATAATATGACAACTATCGATATGGTAAATGCAGCACTTAGTGGCGACAAAGAGGCTTTTCAAGCAGCATTCAATGCTTCATTAGCCGATAAAGTTACTGATGCTCTTGAAGTTAAGAAGGTTGAAATTGCTTCGTCTTTACTAACACCAGAAGTAGAAACAAATGAAGTTCAAACAGATCAAGTCGAAGTTGATGGAAGCGAATCCAATGGATCAGCAGAAGTCACAGCAGACGAAACAAGCAGCGCTTGATAGTGCAAGAATCTCTGCGCTAGTTCGCACTGGAGCCATGAGTTCCAGCGAACTTCCGCGCTTGAAACTTGCATTGCGCCGTCATGCACAAGTTGGAGATATCGCCAAGTTGCCAAAGCAACATCGCGATGTTTTGACCAAATATTATGATGCAACCTCTAGTGCTGCAATCGGATCACAGCAAGCATTTCAAGCAGTTCGTAAGAATCTAATGCAGCATAATGAGATTGAAGGCGATGAAGTTTTGACAGAAGCAATTGCTGGATTCAAAGATGAACAAAACCCTCCTATGGTCATTGTTCTTCAAAGAAAAGGTATTCGAATTTTTCCTGATGGTAAAAAAGTTGCCATGTATCATAACAAGCAACTTGGTTTAGTGATTACTATTCCATATGCTGGCACTGGAAACTCTCCTGGAGAAATTATTCCAGGAACAAATGTGCAAATGGAAGAAATCGAGTCTGATATTATGGAAAACCTTGATCAAGTTGCTGCATATGCGCAACAAGATAATGTAACATCACATGCAAAACATATGAAGTTTGCTGATGGTTCTAAACTCAAAGTAAGCCACGGAGCAGCAAAAGCCATTCATATGGTGCACGGTGCATTGAATGACGAGAATAAAAAGAAGTTTGCTGATATGCTTACAACTCCAAAAGGATTTGAGAAAGCCGCGCATTTTGCATTGAGCAAAGTGAAATTTACGATAGGTGATAAAGAATGAGCATCATATCAGAAATCGTAAGAGAAATCATTGCTGAAGCAAATGTACAACGTATGGGACGAAAGAAACTTATTCGCGCACGTGTTCGTGGTGGAAAAGTTCAACGCCGCAAAGTTCTCTCAGCAGTTCCAGGTTATACAATTCGTGGTGGTAAACTTGTAAGAATTCCACCACGAGAAAGAATGAAAAGAAAACTTGCAGCACGAAGAGCAAAAATCAAGCGTAAGGCAAAGATGGCTCGTGCACTTATCAAAAGAAAGCGTTCACTCAGAAAACGCGCATCATTGGGGTTGAAGTAAAATGAAACTAATCACCGAAACAGTCGAAGAAGTAAAGATGATCACCGAAGAAAAGAACGGTGTGAAGTCTCTCTTCATTCAAGGACCATTCCTTGTCGCAGAAATGAAGAACAAGAATGGTCGCATGTATAAGACCAACACTCTTATGAAAGAGGTTGATCGTTATAACGAAGAATATGTAACCAAGAATCGCGCATTCGGCGAACTTGGACATCCAGATTCACCATCTATCAATCTAGATCGCGTATCACACTTGATCACTTCATTGAAGCAAGAGGGTAATGCATGGATTGGTAAAGCAAAAATTCTTGAAACACCAATGGGTAAAATCGCCAA